AAGCTAGCAAATAGCGCGATCGTATTTAGCGTTACCCAAATTTCAGCGCCTACAGTACTAAACGCTGAAAGTGGGAGCCTGCTTATGGCAGACCTATCAATAACCGTACTAACCACTTGGAGCTAAACATGGCAGATCAACAGATAACCGAGGCAGACATCGAAGTATTAAAAAAACTTGGTCTGCCAATTCCAGGCAAAACTACTAAGAAGGATGAGGAATAAGACGTGGCAATTTATCTAGATAATAACGTTGGCCTGAAAATTGCCACCGTAGACCTTAGCGAGTACGTAACGAGCATTACTCTTACGCAGACATTTGACGAAGTAGAAACCACAAGTATGGGGGCGCAGTCTCATCAATTTAGTCGTGGATTGGAAGCCTCAACACTAACTGTGGATTTCTTAAATGACTGGGCAGCTGCAAAAGTCCAGGCAACCTTGCAAGCCGCATACGGCACAAGCGTTACTGCAATAGTTATACCTGTAAAAGGCACAGCTGTTGGTGCAACAAATCCAACTTACACAATGTCAATTTTGGTAAACAATTTGACACCTGTAGGTACTGGCGGGCCAGAGGATTTTGCACGCTCATCTATGACTTTCACATGCACATCTGCAGTTGCTTATTCAATTACAACACCATTTTAATTAACTAAAGGGGCAAACAATGGCAAGACTAAAGATCGTAAGGGCTACTGGGGAAAGCATCGTGAGCATTACCCCGGTGGTTGAAGTCGCGTTTGAAAAGTACGCAGGGCAAGGCCTATACAAGCAGCTACGCGAGCACGAAAAGAATAGCGACCTGTACTGGCTGGCTCACAATGCGCTAATGCGTACCGAAGTAATCCCGCCATTTGGAGATGATTTTCTTTCCTCGCTTATCTCGGTTGAGGTACTCGAGGATGAAAACCCAAAAGGATAGATCGGGGTTCATTTACTTACTTAGTGGCTTCTTTAGCCATCGAGTTGGGAATTAGCCCCGATCAAGTCCTGGCTATGGATGAGGTTATGTTTAAAGCAGTACTGCAAGTGTTAAACGATCGAGCGAAGGAGCGTGAACGTGCCAGTAAACATAACAGGCGTACAAAGCACGCTTAAAGACATGCGCAAATTTAACCCCGATCTTGCTAAGCAAATGAACACACAGATAAAAAATGCCATGATGCCTATACGCGATAAGTCTCGCGCATTAGCGCCAGGTAATAGCGAAATGCTTAGCGGCTGGACTGGATCATTTGAGTCTTTTGCAACGACTAAGTACCGGGCCTTTCCAAATTACGACCAGTCCGAGGTAACAAAAGGCATCATCTATCGACAAGGCGCTAACACTAAAGGCGAAGTCATGGGCGCAGAGTTTAAGCGCAAATTTCAGGTTACGCATTACATCGCTAACACTTCTGCAGGCGGCGCTATTTATGAAACATCAGGCCGTCTATCATCAGCTAGCAAGCCATCGCGCAGCCTTAACCCTAATGCTCGATCACAATTTTTAGCACCGCTTGGGCCGCTATATGGTTCACGCGGCGGTGGTAATGACCCTAGATTTGGCAACACAGATCAACGTGGCCGCTTAATTTATAGAGCTTGGCATGAGGATCAAGGCCGAGCAGCACATGCCGTAAACCTGGCTATACGTATTGCCGTTGCTAAATTTAATGCGCAGTCATCAATGTCTACAGTAAAGGCGGCCTAATAATGCCAAATATTGTAGTAGCCGCCGTTGCTAAATGGAACGGCACGGCATTAGCTAAAGGCGAAAAGCAGTTAAGTTCATTTCAGAAAAGCACCAATAAACTAGCCAAAGCTTTTGCCGCTGCCTTTGCAGTTAAAAAAATAACGGCTTTTGGCAAGGCTGCAGTTATGGCTTTTGCAGCTGATGAAAAGGCTGCCAAATCTTTAGCAATTACTTTAGAAAATACAGGCAACGGTTTTGCCACTATTGCTACCGAAGGATTTATCCGCCGGATGCAACAGACTTACAAGGTGCTCGATGATGATTTGAGACCAGCATTTCAGAAATTATTGACTGCTACTGGAGATTTAAGTACTTCACAGGATGCCCTTGAATTAGCTTTAGATATATCCGCTGGTACAGGAAAAGATTTAGCAAGTGTTACCGCTGCCCTTTCAAGAGGATATGCAGGCAATACCACAGCCTTGAGTCGGCTTGGCGCAGGTTTAGATAAAGCCTTATTAGCTACAGGTGACATGGACAAGATCACCGCGGCGTTATCTGCCAAGTTTAAAGGCCAGGCACTAGCTGCGACAAAGACCTACGCAGGCCAGATGGATGCCCTTGCAGTATCTAGCGCCAATGTTCAGGAAACGATCGGTAAAGGCATACTTGATGCTTTAAAGGTATTTAGTAAAGATGACAGTATTGAGTCGGCCACTACGGCTATGGAAGATTTTGCGACATCAATAGCAGATGCGATAGTTGGATTTGCCGAATTGACTAAGAGCATCGCTGATAGTCCGCTGGGTACGCTACTTGGTAAGGCACAAGGCAATTCACCTATCAATTTGCTTATTAAGGCCTTAGGTTGGTTTGGTAACAAAAACAAAGCAAACCCGGCAACTACAGCCGAATACAGCGCTACTTCGATGTATTTTACAGCCGAAACGGCAGAGCGTGCCAAGTTAGTAAATACGATCAAAAAACAAAACACTATAGAAAATGAAAAGAAAAGGCTAGCAGCTGCAGAATTAGCAGAAAAGAAAAAACAAGCCGAGCTAGATGCCTTAAAAAAGAAGTTTGATATTGGTCGGATTAACCTGGAGACAGCCCTAGCCAACTCAAAAGATGACGCTGAAAAAGCACGCATTAAGAGCTTGCTAACCATCATGGATGAGGATGCCAATAGCGCCGCCAAACGCATGTCTGAATTAGACAAGGCCAACGCCGAAAAGACTAAAGCCGAGCAGGCAGCTGCCGATAATATGAAGCATTTAGCCGAGCAGGCAGCTAGAGCCGCTGCAGGGCTAGCGGCGGTAGGTAATGCCAGCGGTGCCTACAACTACACAAAGGCTGCTCCATCGTTTGTTTATGGGGCAGGTAGCGTGCCTGATCTACCATCTGGCATGAGTAATGGCGGCGATGAAAACGCGCCAATAAATTACGGCTATACACCTAGCAGCCCATCCTTTACCTACTCACCGCCTACCGTAAATAACTTTTCAATAAGCACACCGCTTGGCACCGAGGATGCGCTAACCGAAACTATGCAGCGCGTGATCCAGAAGTTAAACCGCATGGGCGATAACCTTTCATTTGCAGGGGCGTTGTAATGCCAGTACCTACGGTAAATGCGTTCATAAATTTTGGCACCGGGCCGAGCACGGCACAAGCCATGATTATCGGCCAGGGCATAATTGGCACTAACGTTTTAGCAGATAGCGCCGCGCTCGTTGTTGATGTATCTAGCCAGGTCGATGGCATAACTACACGCCGAGGCCGTAATGCTGAGGCTGACCAATTTCAGACAGGCACGTGCACCCTACGCATAGTCGATCAAAACGGCGATTTTAACCCTATGAATACGGCAGGGCCTTACTACGGCTTGCTTGATCCGATGCGTAAATTACAAATTACCGCAACGCATCTAGGTATTACTTACCCGATATTTAGCGGATTTATCACAGGTTACGACACCCTAACACCACAAGAGGCTGGCGTGGATGTGGTTTATACGACCATCACAGCTGTAGATGCGTTTAGACTTTTGCAAAACGCACAGATAACTACCGTGGCTGGTACATCGGCAGGGCAGTTAAGCGGTGCTCGTATAAATAATTTGCTCGATGAGGTGTCTTGGCCAGCATCAATGCGTGACGTAGATGCCGGGCTGACCACAATGCAAGCCGATCCAGGCACACAACGCACAGCCTTAGCCGCTTGCCAGACCGTAAGCACAAGCGAGTACGGCGCATTTTATGTAGATGCCACAGGCTCATTTGTATTTCAAGATCGAGCACTAACATCTAGCAGCATAGGCGCTACCCCTACAGTCTTTACCGATACAGGCGGCGATATTAAATACTTCGATGCCCAATGGGTGCTAAATGACGTGCTCGTATATAACCAAGCAAATATCACAAGAACAGGCGGTACGACCCAAACCGCTACCAACGCTTCCAGCATCGCTAAGTACTTTTTACACAGCTATACGCAGACCAATTTGCTCATGCAGACCGATGCGGTGGCACTTGACTACGCGCAGGCCTATTGCGCATCCCGCGCCGAGACTACCGTACGATGCGATGCGCTAACCCTTGATTTATACACAGAAAACTACGACTCAGGCATAGTAGCTGCCCTTAGCCTAGATTTTTTTGACCCAATAACCGTAACCACTAGCCAGCCTGGATCATCCAGCCTGGTTAAAACCTTGCAGATATTTGGCGTGGCTATGACTATTAGACCGAATAAATGGCAGGTAAAATTCACTACGCTAGAGCCAATTATTGACGCATTTATTTTAAACAGCACCGAGTACGCAATTTTAGACACTAGCAGCTTGAGTTACTAAGGAGATAGAAATGGCAGCACCACTAGGATTTAAGGATTTCACGACAGGTGAAGTGCTAACGGCTGGCGATGTAGATGGCTACCTTATGCAAGGCATCTGGGTATTTGCTAGCGCAGCCGCTAGAGATGCAGCCGTAACATCGCCACAAGAAGGCAATTTTGCCTTTTTAAAAGATACAAATGTAACTACTTATTACACGGGTAGTGCGTGGGCTAACTTAGATACTACTGGCATGACTAACCCTATGACTACAACAGGCGACACAATTTACTCATCAAGTGGATCAACGCCTGCACGTTTAGGTATTGGTTCAACTGGTCAAGTGTTGACAGTATCAGGTGGCATCCCTTCATGGGCAACACCATCAGGCGGAACGGCGATTGGTTGCATTCTTTACAACACAAGCAACTACACAATTTCAAACGCTACCGATACGATTTTGACATTTAATACTGAAATCTTGGATACAGACGGCTTTCATTCTACTGTAACAAATACTGGTCGCATAACCATTCCAGCGGGCAAAGCCGGTAAATATTACGTTTTCGCTTGGGGTTCTTATGCAAATAACACAACAGGCTATCGTCAATTAGAAATTTTGGTAAACGGTCGAACAGGTACACCAAGCCGCGTGGGCAATGACTCAGCTTCGTCAGCAAATAACATGGGTTTAAATCCTGTGGGCGCAGCAGTTTTAACAGATGGTGATTACATCGAAGTCAACACTTACCAAAATTCTGGCGGCAGCCTAACCTTCTACGGCGGCGCTGCTGATGTTCAATTCGGCGCACTTTACTTAGGAGCTTAAATGACAACTTATCCAAAACCAGAAAACCTCAACGGCGCTGAACTAATTGCTGAACTTGCTGCCACTGGAATTGAAGTTAATCGCGTTCAAGATAACGGCGATAACACGATCACTCTTGAAACTACAGACAACAAAGCCGAAGCAGTTGTGGCAAATCACAACGGCACAACAGTTGCACATGAACTAACCGTGGCAGAAAAATTGCAATCGGTTGGACTTAGCGTAGATGACTTGAAAGCGGCACTCGGTATTTAATGAGCGAGATTAGTTATAACGGCTGGCCTGCTAGTAAAGATCAAGCGGCAATAGGAGTACAGCCTTACCCGGTAAAAGGCACTAACCTAAAAATTAGATGCGCTGCAGGTGCAGGTGAATTACTAGCTGCATTTGCTGCAGAATTCCATGAACTTATTGAGCCGATCGATGAAGGCAAGTTAGATGACTGGGCTTACTGCTATCGCATGGTACGCGGCACCACCAACAAACTCAGCTGCCACAGCTCAGGTACAGCCATCGACTTAAATGCCACACAGCACCCATTAGGCAAGGTAGGTACTTTTCCATTAGAAAAGGTGCCGATGATCCGAGCGCTAGCCAAGAAGTACGGCTTAACCTGGGGCGGCGATTACCGTAACCGTAAGGATGAGATGCACTTCGAGGTGTCAATAAGCAAGGAGAAAGCCATAGCACTAGCTAAGAAATTGGGGTTATCAAATGCCTAAATCGGCACAATTTACCGTCACCACTAGCGCGCAGATAGTTGTGCCTGAGGAGATAGGCGATCAAATGGCTTACCTACACAGCGCCAGCGGCGCGCTATATATTGGCGGTGCTGACCTTAGCCTTGCAAATGGCTATCGTTTAGATAACGGTGACAAATTAACGCTCATGGTGGGCGATCACAGCGCGCTATATGCCATGACATCAAGCGGCACGGCTACCCTGTTCGTGCTACGTCAGATCAACTAAGGGCGCTTAGGAGATACAAATGCAAGCACAACTAAAAGCGATGGCACTAAGTTATGGCCGAGCAGCTGCGGCAGCCGTTGCAGCGTTATACATGGCAGGTGTTACTGATCCACGCACGCTGGCGAACGCGTTTATCGCAGCCCTAATCGGCCCGGTATTAAAAGCGATCGACCCAAAAGCAAAAGAGTTTGGTGTAGGCAAGAAGTAATGCGCAGACTGGTAGGGGCGGTGGCCTTGCTACTGTTCCTATCAGGGTGCAGCTATCAGGGATGGGTAAGGTATGAGTGCCAAGAATACGAAAACTGGGGCGAAGCTAAGTGCCAGCCACCTGCCTGCGAAGTGGTGGGTACATGCACCAAAGACTTACTCCCAAAAGACGTATATGAAGCGCCTAACGCCTGAGCAGCTACATGCCAGGCTTATCGTGTTTATTGGCTGCACGCTTGCCCTGGTATTTGCCTTTAGTGTATTTGGGATGCTGTACGCGCTAATATTTGTAACTCAGCCTATTTCAAATCAAGCGCCTAACGATCGAGCGTTTATCGACCTGCTTACAACGCTAACGATATTTTTGACTGGCAGCTTAGGCGGTGTGCTCGCAGGCAACGGCCTAAAGTCCAAGCCTAAAGACCCACACGACACGCCGCCAAATACGCCGAGTACTTGATTATGTCGGTAGGGCGCTTTACCCTTTTACAAAAGGTGGTAAAGGGCTACCTGATTATCAAGGGATCACACTATGTTAAACGAACAAATGATGGCATGG